AGCAGAAGTAATTCCCTGCAAGGCCCCTTCTATAATCCGGGACATATCCACCATCGATTGCGTGAATTCCGCTTGGACCCCTTCCATTTTCTCAAAACCACCACGAACCAACTGGATATTATCGCTCAAATCTCTGGTATTCTCCACGATGGCTTCTGCGCCAGTTTCAATCCGCCTCATCCTGGTGGGGTCCATCCCAAACGGATTTTTGGCCTGTAGGCGGGCAAGGGTCAGGTGCTCATTCCTCTGTTCTTTCAGAGCATCCAACATCATCTCTGCCTCAACCAACTGCTCAGCGGTCTTGGCTTCGGCCTTGGTCTTGTTCCATTTCTTAATCTCCTCGTTGAGTTCTTGCCATGCGGTTTTATTTTCATTGACCGCCTTTGTGTTGTCATCTATTGCACCCCCCGCACTTTCTGCGTTGTCGGCAAACTTTTCCAGCTCACCGTTAACAAGCCCTAAAGCGTCTTTGTATTTGGCTAAATCCTGCGACATGATAGCCCGCGTAACCTCGTTGGTTTCGTTTTGAAGGTCGCGCATCGCCTTTGGGATTTCGTCTTCAAGATATAACCTTAAAGATTCCAGTTCTTCGCGCGTGAGGCTCTCTATGTTGTTAGCAAGGTTATCTATGCCTCCAACGGCCTTTAACGTGCCGTCTGCCATCCTTTCATAGCTATCGGCAAGAGTATAGTATATCTGCTCCCCAAGTGCCGCGTTGGTGTCTTTTACCGCGTCACCAAGTTTCCACTGCGCCTCTTCCGCCTCACTGGTTCTGTTTCTGAATATAAGCAGGTAAGAAGCTGCCGCAGTGAGTACGGTGACGAGCGCACCAATGGGGTTCATGGCTATTACGGTATTTAGCTTTACAAACCCCAGCTTTGTGGCGTGCAGCATCCTTACCAGGCTGGGAAGCATCCGCGCATGGAGAACAGCCCCCGCCTTAGCAAGTGTTCCCATGCTCCTTATTAACGTACCAGAAACAAATATCAGCGGCCCCATCGCAGCAACAACGGAACCAAGAATCGTTCCCCACCTTAATAGCGACGGGTTTGTTTCAGATAGTCGGCGCGTAAATTCCGTAAGCCTACGAGTTAAGGCAGTCACCCAGTCCAAAAGGCCGCTCTGTGCGATAGCTATCTGTAATTCCTCAAAGGCCGACCTTAATTCTTTTAGTGATCCATTTAAACCCTCCATCTGCTGCTCCGCAACACGCTCTGCCGTGCCGCCCGCATTTTCAAGCTCTCCGGTATAGTCCCTTAAGGCATCCGCGCCCCTGTCCATTAAAACAGCAAAAGCAGGCCCGGCTCTTGTACCCAACGCCTCTACCATCTCGGCAGTGGTAAGGCCCTGTTTCTCGACTTCTTCAAGAATGTCTGCAAAGGGCAATAGCCTACCACTGGCATCTCTTATATTTAATCCTAACCCATCCGCCTGTTTCGCTAACTGAGCAAGTACCTGCCTAAAGCCCGTACCTGCGCGACCTCCTTTTATGCCCGCATCAGAAAGAAACCCTATCGCGGCGGTGGTTTCTTCTAATTCAATACCATAAGTTTTAGCCATCGGTGCGGCATAACTCATGGCTTCACCCAGCTCATGTAAATTGGTGTTGGCACTTGTAAATGCTTTGGCCATCGTGTCCACCGTCTGCTCTGTCTGTGAAGCATCACGGCCAAACCCCTGCATGACATTAGAAACAATGTCCGCAGCGTCAGCCATCTCCATCTGTCCGGCGGCGGCCAGATTTAACGTCGAGGGCATAGCCTCCATGACTTCTTTAACTTCAAACCCCGCCATCGCCAAATATGACATCGCATCAGCGGCCTCGGACGCGCTAAACTGCGTGGTGGAACCCAAATCACGGGCTTGTTTTTCCAGTGACGCTATATCAGATTCCGTGGCCTGACTGATGGCAGCAACACGGTTCATGGACTTCTCAAAATTCCCGGCGGTTCTTAGGGCCATCGCGCCAAATCCCACAATCGGAGTGGTTAAATACAGGGACATCTTCTTTCCTACGCTCTGCATTTGCTTCCCTGTACGCTGCATCTGCTCACCGACCTGATGAAGCGATGAGGCCATTGCCCGCGAAGACTGCTCCATGCGCCTCTCGGCCTGGCGTATAGCCATCTCAAACTCCCTAGTGTCAAGTCCTAAACCCGCCGTTAACTTGCCTACGTTCATTTTTTCCTTTTTTTGTATGCATTAGCGATAGACCGCATCTGTTCTTTCATCTGATCAAGCGTCTGTGGCTTTTTCTTCTTCTCGTCCCACGGGAACTCAAACAACTCTGTTGGCTTTTTATATGCGTGCTTAACATGCCTGTTCTGCATATTCCACTGGTGCATCAACAACAGCCTTAATCGTTCATATTCCTGCTTTTCTTTTAGCTCAATAACATCATTGTGTGCTTCAAGCGCGTGATCCAGTTCTTTGGGTGTCATCTTTTTAAATTCCCTACCCGTAACACCCAACCGGGCGTTGGCAACCCCTGCAAGCTGAGCTATTGTTCTTTCTTCTGCCTTACCGGATCCCTGGGCAGAAGCTCCTCGAAAAAATCCGGAACCATCTGAATAAAGTCCCCATAGCACTTATTTAGTAGCTTTTTGGTCGCCGCTTTATCGGCCTTGTATTTCTCGCCTTTTTCTTCACCTCCGGCAATAAGCGACTGGTGAAAAAGCTCCAGATAATCCTTTAACTTAAAATCGGCAAAGTCCTTTAATGCCTTCCCGGTGCGCTCTTCGGTCTCCATAAGGGCCTCAAAGTTTACCATCACCGGATATTCCTTTTCGTCAATCTTGATATATTTTACTTCCATGATTAGATTTTTTTAAAAACCCCTGGTTAGGGTAGGTTAATTTTAAGCTGTTGATTCAACAAATATAGGCTCACCACTGATTGTAATGGTTACATCCATTGTGATCTGGTTGTCCACATCAATAGTAAGCGGCTGCTCGGCCACATAACCGTCAAATGACAGCGTTGAGCCGTCGGGCAGTGTCAGCTCGTAAGTCTGTATGACATCACTCTCAAAGTCCGTCTTCATCAACGTGTAGCTGGTCTTTGTGTAATTCATACTGAGCGACATATCCCCTGCGTCCCTAAAACTGGGAATCTTCTCGCGGTATCCACCTGTTGACCCCAGTGATGTCACGTCGATCATTTCGCGTGTCATACCGGGCCCGCTGATGGACAGCACCTCGGCAATAGTGTCTCCATTTCTCGTAAGCGTGGAGCCAATGCCAGTTATCGCATCACTCATAATTTACCTCCTTTGTACGTTAAAATTTGTAACTAAAATTACTCTGCCGTTATCGTCATATTCCAGCATGGCAGGCCCACTGGTTAATCTGATAGCGGTATAATAAGCACCGTTGCGCGTCTCATTTGCCCGGCCGTGCAACAGCTGTCTTATCTCATCTATTTGCGTCCATGCGCTTATGTAGTTGTTATCACGAACCCTTACCTGTATACTNCCCCTCTCATAACGCTCATCAGGATTAAAGTACAGGTCGTCGCCTTCTCCCGGCGTGTCGTATATCGTTACACAGCTATTCGGGCTTGTCGGCTCCCGGCTAATGAACAGATTTGTGCCGAATACCAGGTCGGTATCATCTACCAGCATGTCTTTTATGTCAACACTGATCGCGTTCATAAGCTGTCTTTTATAATCCTGACTATCTCTCTTTTGTTCCTTAACAGTGCCGCCTCAAAGAACTTTGCCCCACTGCCCGGTCTGTTAAATGTAGCTTCCATGTTTTCGTGTACATATACCGCATAAGCAGCCGTAAACCCCATTAAAACACCCGGCCCGAACTTTCCTTTTACCGGATTAGTAAACCAGCTCCCCCTTAGGTTACCCGTGTCAACAGGTATCTTTGGCTCTGTCTTCTCCATGTCGCGGCGTATAAACATGGCGGCGTGTAACATGCCTTTTGAGCTACGTATTTTAAGGCCGTCCAGGTGGGTGTTTATGTTTTTTACCAAATCCTGGATGCCCTTTAACTCAAAGTCTTTTACATTAAACCCCTTTGCTACCTTCCCCCTCATAAGTACACCATCATTACAAATTCATCAATAGACCTAAACAGCGGCGACCTCATCTTGGTTTTAATCTCATAAGCCCCCTCAATACCCTTTGGGTCTGCCTTTTGGCTTTCACTTAGCGACGTAAGCTCGCCAAGCCATAACTTCCCCTGAATATCCATGTCTTCAGGTGTCATCACCTCGGCCCGGCTGACAATCTCGCGGCCCTCAGAATCTACCACCACCTCGGCCTTGTCTTCCCACCTAACATACCTCTGCTCTGGCGACCCATAATCAATCCCCCCAAAACCATCTATTTCAGGAGCAGGCCAATATACAGCAGGCTGCACACATACGCTCTCTATGAACTTTATAATACCCATTACAAGGCTATTAGTTTAACGATAGTCTTTGACTGTGATACACTCTGTAACCTCCCCGATGTATCCATAACCATAGCTGTCTGACCGTAATGTGTGGAGGAAAGGTTTTCCCCAAACACGTCAGAATATTGTATCTCTGCTGTCCCTGCCTTTTCTCGTACCGAAATCTTGTCCCTGATAGCGATAAAGTGCGCGGCCAGCCATTTTTGTACTTCGCTCTTTACGGGGTCATCAATAGGGAGTTGATCCACCAGCACCCCGGCACTGTCAACATACGCCTGAATAATGCCGTCATCCAGTTCCGTTTCGATAATATCCTTTACTTTCTGTATCATTTTCTTGATTTTTCAAGTCGTTTATCAACAAACCCCATAATATCCGGGTTCCACTTTAGGCCCGTCCATGATAACAACTGGTGTACCTGTTCGAAGTTTCCCCAAACCATGCGCTGCGGCCATATTACTTTGCAGTCCAACCCAGCAGTTATCATCTCCACAAACCTGTCCTCGTACTGCCTCGCCATCCATAGCCACCCCTCGTCTTCTGTGTCCACCCCTAGGTCAGCCAGATTTTCAGGGTCTTTAAACGCGTCCATGTGGGCTGTTTTCTTACAGCTATGTATAATATCTCCCGTGCGCCTTCTTACGATTACCCATTTAGCATCAGGAAAGGCAGCGTTCCAAACGGGCCACATTAAGGCTGCCTCCGGTGATTTAACAAACCATACACCGTCCCTGTAGCCGTCAGATACCATGAAATTCGTAATGTAGTCGTGCCAGTCTGCGGGAATCGTCAACCCCTTTGTTTGTTTAAGTGGGTATTGTCCAGTTATGTCAATGCCCTGTGTCGTCAAATACGGCCTTATTACCTGATCCCTTAGTGGGAGGTTTTCGTTTAGCTTTTCACTTAACGAGTCACCACCAAAGCCACCACACAGGTTTATGATGCCTGATATAATCCCCGCGCCGGAGCGTGGACATTCGGTAATTATTATAGGGGCTTTATCGTACATGGTTTTTTTCGTCGGTATAAATCACAAAAGGCACAAGTACTACAAGTAACGATGACTTCATTTAGCTTTCCGTATAACTTCTCTGTCAGTATCATAACAACTCTCCCATTTTAAAGTCAAACGCAATAGGTATAAACTGCATAAAACCGGAGTGAGGAAAGAACGTGAACTCACTAAAATAGACCTCGTCGTCTTTAGTTAGCATGAAATCTATCCTTACATAATCAAAACCTTTAGATAGCCTTTCNGCCATATCGGACATATACCGAAGCGGCTTTGGCTTATCCACTTCCCCATGCACCAAATTTTTATTCCTTACATTTATGCGCTCCCATTTCGGGGTGTAGAAAGATGAATAGTTTTTACCTCCAATCTTTTCAAAGGTTTGAATGTAAGCCACTTTTCCATGAATCATGTGGAGCTTATAATCAGACGGAGATGCAAGGTCAAGTAGTGGCTGCACTACAAGCTGTTTTTTTATCTTTGAATAGTGCCACTCCATCTTATCAGCCCCGTAGGATTCATTCAGCGCATGCCTGGCCTTCCTTTTGATCGCTCCTTTTGTTTCGCCAGTCCCGTAAATAAGATTCCTCCCGCTGGAATGTGCGGGCTTGATAATTACAGGCCTATCCAGTAAAAGGTCTTTTTCGTCGTCAACAACCTGCAATATCGGTACACGTATCTCTTCAGGGACAAGCTCATAGGCTTTTGCTTTATCGGCGTATTCAACAATGTCGGGGCGTGCAAATATCTTATTGTGAAGTATCTTTTCGCTCATAGATCGTGGGTTAATTAAATCCATGTCATACCCACACAATAATCGCCCTTTTTTAAGTTGCTGGTTTAACTCTTTAATATAATCCTTTCTTTGAGGATAACTTTCCCCGCCCCAGTGTTGCTGTATCCATCGGTTGGCGTGATAACAGTGAAAGGGTCTATTTGTCCCGCAAACAACACCATACACGCTTTATCGGGCAGCTCCTTACCTACCCCGTCGCGTGAGTTCCTTAGCTTGTAGTAAGCCATCACACCGTCCTCTTCGTCGTCAAACAATGCCTCGCCACGTCCTAAAACATGGCTTATCCATGCCTGATCTGTGCCTAAAAGTTCGCGCTTTTTCTTTCTTTTGTCCATAACCTCAAGCGCTCCTTCAATGTCCTGCTCAAAGCGATCCCATACCTCGCTACGCGCCCCTGCGTCCATCATAAACAGCCCACCATTATAATACTGCTCTTTTGCCACGCCGTAGAACTTATTAATAATAAAGTCCTCGTCGCGTGAGAGTAGCTCGTCAAGTGACCCGGTAACGACACAGTCAAGGTCAATACATAAAAACCTGTCACCGATTAACTCTTTCATGTCCGATGAGAAGACATAAAGCCTGTTATAACAACCTCCAAGCTCTCTGCATTTATCCCATAAAGGAATTGTCCGGCACTCTATGCCTTCGGGGTCATCCGTAATACAGATAAACTCATGCGGTATGGTGGTATGCTTTTGAACTGATCGGTACAGGTTGTTGACATGCTGCGCCGTGTACTGGCCGATAGCATTTAAAGAGGGTAACTTATACCCTCCGGTATGGTTCCACTTAAAGCATACTATCTTCATAGCGTCTTTATAAAGTCCTCGATATCTGTCTTTCTCAGGGCTTTGTCGTTTAACCTTACCCCGTCCTTTTCTACGTCAAACCATCCCTTTTTGCGTTGGACAATATCGTAATCATGGCCGATCTCTTCACCCTCTATTAACTCAAGGGTGGGCCTAAAAGCCCTGGATATATCCTTTTCGTCACACTCAAATTCGTCCCCCTGATAGAACGTCCTACCGTCCTTTAGGGTTAAGCTACCTCTGGTTAGTTTTTTCCATTTCATAGCGATAAAAATTAAAACCACATGGTTAGTGATTTGTGATTAATCTATGCCAGCAAAGTAATACCGCTCTTGCCGTTATAGTCTGAGCGAATTTGTGGCACTTGAATAGTCATAACCTTGTATTTGGTAATCATGTTACCTTCCTGCTGCCATTCAACGTTTTGAATACCCATGCCGCGCACAAGCCTTACAACGTCGGGGGTCATCTGCACAAACACAACATGATCGTCTGGCAACGTATCAACAACTTTGATACCCTGAATGCCGCCAATCTTAAGGATGCGCTCACGGATGGTCTGTGTAGATTCACCGGAAACGTCATAATCCTCATCGAGCTTGGTTTCATAAGCAGTAGGTACATAGATCATCCACGGGCCATAATGAAGCTCGTCGATAGACTTTTGCTTAAGCGCGATAACGTCAGCCAAAACCTCTGCTGCGGTAGTCCCACTATCAGACCATGACTTATCCAATGAAACATCATTTTTATCAGGGAAGTTCACGTAGCTGTAAATGCTACCCCCGCCAAAAGTGTATGTTTCATTAGTAAACAGCATCTTCTCAAGCCTTTCAGCAACCTTCCTGGAAGCGCGCTCGGCCTGTGTGGTGTCAAGTGCATTACCCATGTTACGGCTCGCGGCAAGTACCCTTGCGTTGATCTCATAGTCCACATGGATAATCGGCACAGGCAGATAGTTGGTAGAGTAGTTAACCCTGTCGTTACGCGCCCTCGTGATACCGTCCATTGTCAGGTCGGCCTCCAGGCTGTCGCTGATGTCATGGGATTCCAGTACAGTCGTCCCCATAGCATTACCCAGGTTGTAAACCAATCCCTTTTCTACCAGGTCGTTAATACCGTTAAGGCGCGTTTCGGCAACACCCACAACAGCATCGTCAAGTTGCTTCCACTCGTCCCGGCGCAGCGTCCCACTGTTAACCTGTACCGTCTGGTAACTTTCTGCTTTCTTAGGGTCGCCACCTTTGTAAGTGGTCATGTAAGCCCTTCCATCTTCACCGATATATGGCCTCATCGAGCCGGGGTCAATCTTGCCGCTGTTAGCCAGCATGTTTGCCACAGGCCCCTGTGAGCTTTGTCCATTGGTGAAATCCATATTTGCATCACTCATAACTTCCTCCTTTCTTTATACAATTCTTACTTTGATTCTTGCCGTGCCACCTGTCGCGGTAACCGCCTCAAGGGCCTGTCCGATGATCTGCTTTCCATAAACGGTAAGCAGCCCTGCGCTGTCTGCGTCCTCGACGTGCTTCTTAAGCGTGCCGTCGCCCGCGCTGGAAAGAAAATCACCGATAGCAACATTCTCATCTTCGGCCAAAATAGCATAAACCTGGTCGCCACGCGTGGGAATCCACACCTGTACCTGGTCGTTTGCAGCATACGCATCAGTAATTTTGTTGCCCTGTAGTTCATCTTCAAGGGCGAACATAGGCAGTGCGTTCTGGTTTTCATCACTGTGGACAGCGGCTTTTCCGTCTGAATCCATCTCTACCAGATGTCCGGGAGTGATTGCACCTGCGGCCACCATCTCTTCAAAGACATTCAGGTAATTTTTCAATCTGATTGTGTTACTCATTTTTGTCCTCCTTTCATTTCACGTTAATTCCGGCAGGAAACAGCGGCTCCACTTCGGGCTTGCTGTTGTTAGCGCTCATCGCACTGTAATCTGCCTTTTTGGTTGTTTTGGAAATCTTTTCAAGCATAGCCGTATCTTGCGCTTCAAGCTCGCCATCCTCCCATGCGTCGGTGTTCTTTTTGATATTGGCAATAAGCTGATCACGGTGATCGTTATACAGCTCAAGGCCCGACTGCATCTGGGACTTCATCTCCTGTGGCATCAGGTTAAGGTAATCTTCTGCCGTGGAGAGCGATTCCTTTAACGCCTCAATAGCCTGCTCTTTGTTTACGCTTGGCTCAGGCTGCACTTCGATCGGCTCTAACTTATTTAAAACCGCCTCGTCTTGCTCCATCAGCCAGTCCCTGTCATCTGTGGTGAATTGCGTCTGCTCGTTGGCTATCAGCTTCTCCACCTTCTTCATGAAACAGGGCGATTTGTTGTCGCTCATAACTTTTTCATTTTTTTGGTTCATAACTTCTTCCCTGCTTTTCTCCACATTCACTCTGATGCCGCACCCGTCCTGCCATGAACACGCCCCTACGTCGCCGGGCAGCAACGCCAAATGATCGGGCCTGTGGTTACGGGCAATAGCACTGTATTGTTCATCATTCCATACTCCTGCCATCTCCACCTCCTCGGTAAAGACCCCTATACTAACCTCAATAGGGCGGCCTTCAATGATATGCTGATATGCCTGAGGTGATGCTGCGATAAGTTTTTGCTCATCCAGCCACGCCTCGGCTTTAAGTTTTCTGTCCTCTACCTTCGGGGCCGACACCTTGCCTACGGCATGGTTGTCGTTAGCGGAAACGAATTTACCGCCCTCCTGCGGGTGGTGTACCGTAACAGGCATACCTTCCCATGTCTGCGGGTCTTTTCCTAACTCCGAAATAGGGTGAAACAGCGGCCCCCGGCTGCCATGATGCACCCCCTCAACCATCATTACGACGGGCGCTACCAGGTATTTCTTTCCGTCCTGATGCTCCGTCCTTAAGGTGTAGTCCTTTAGTGAATAACTTGTTAGCTGCTCCATGTTATCTGTCCTTTATTTTTACTGGCAATGCAATACACCTACACTGCGGGTGAAGCGGTATCATACCCTCTATCTGGTCAAGTGTATANATNCTNTTTTCTAAATCTAAACAGTCAGGGCAAACCCTATCATCCCCCGCCGTTTGCCACTCAGCACGCACCCTGACACCTTCCGCCCCCCAGTTGCGGTACTCCTGAACGGTGGCTGCGTGGTGCGCCCTTATTACCTCCGTGCGGGCAAGCATCACAGCCCTGCGCTCGGCAGGAATAAACCTCCCCAGTGTATCAGTCAGCCCCAGGTCTCCCGATGGCCCCGATATTACCCTGTTTAGCCTTCTGGCGATCTCTCTCGGCCCATCACCATCAGCCATGCTTTGCGACAACACCCTGCTTATCTGACCATCCATCGCCTCTGTGATACCTTTAAGGTCGCTAAAGGTTCGCGTGTACAGCAGCCCTACCCTGTCAGCATGAAAAGGCTGGTTCATCACCGCGTCAATGCCGCCGCGCTCGTCAATACCCGGAACGTTGTACCCTGCATTGCGCAGTTCGTATGTAGCCCTTTGAACGCCTCTTTTGTAGCTGTCGTTTATATATACGTTTGTCCATGCCGCCTCAACACCTTGCCCCGCCTGTGCTATTTTGCGCGTCTCAAGAATACCGGCCTCGGCCTGAACGTTTAGCCAATCCATGAAAGCACCCACTTTTTTTCCTGATCTGTCAAAGGCAAACGCCCTGCGACCCGGCTTACTCAGCGACGTGAAGGGTTGGTTTACACCAAACACCTCATCCTCTACAATGACTTCGCGGATAAGCCCACGTAAAGCCCTAAAGCGTTTACGTAAGTCACCCACAAACCTATTTCTCAGGTGAGTGGTACGTGTCGGGTCATAGCCCTTTGTGCCTGTATAAACGTCAACAGTCATTAGTGAATGTTAGCATGTAGTTATCTTCCAAAACATCAAGTACCCTCTCCACTGCATCCTCTACGCTGAAATTATAGTCACCTACCTCATCAACAATCAAAGCATCATCAATGGCATCAGCCAACTCTTTTCTGAACTGCTCAAAGTTCTTGGTCTTCATCTGTCGCCGTGGTTTGCATTTGTTTTATAAGTTCCTTTTGTTCCTCCGTAAGCCCCAAAAAGTATTCAATGAACGCATCAGGGGGAACAATACTCTCAGCCATCGGATTCTGCATATATTCCTTAAGCGCACCTGCTCTTTTTGCCCCGATCTCCACCTGCTCCTGCTCACTTATGCTAAAAAGTTCTCTCCACTTTACATAATAGTTTTCTGATTCTGGCAGGATGCCATATTTCATCAGTCGCTCCACAAGAGGATATATAATAGATGCTTCTGCATATTCCTGCCTGCGGTCGTAAATCATCTCAAGCCACCGCTCTTTATCCTGGCTGCTGGCCAGCTCTCCACGCTCCGACCCTGTTAATATCCTTTTAGGTATCCCCGTTATGGCTGAAATCATCTGTATCTGCACATCCACATGGTTAGACGGGTCAGCAATCTGCTGCGCCAAGCTCTCAAGGTTCAGCCCCTCGGCGACTAAAAACCTTCTTAAGCCATGGTCGTACTCTGTGATTTGGTCTTTTAGTTCTTTTTCCAGGTCTTTGTCAATCGTGGCAGCGTCTTTATCCATCTTTCCGGCATACCCTGGCCGCGCTCCCTTCCAATACATCTCGGCACTGCCACCTACTATCTTTTCAAGGTCTTGCAACCTGTTGAATACCTTTTTTAAAACAGGGATGCCCTTTTCTTCTGATTCCAAAAGATCCGCCGTGACGTGTAGAACCCTTGAGTGGTGAACCAGTAACTGACTGGTGGACTTCTGTGATTTGTCCGCTACGGTAATGTCGTAATACTTTGGCATTCCATAACGTTCATCAGCGGGGTTATCTTCGTAGGAGTTTATCTTTGCTGACCCCTCGCCAAGTGGCTTTACATACAACAGCTCCACGTTACCCTCAACGGGTATCATATAATCTGTCTTTGTGCTTATATCAGAAAGCCCTAGTAACAGCACTCCGTAATGCCCTAAAGATGTCAGCTTGTCCAGCCTTACCAGCCGCGACTTTAACTTTAGCCTACGCTCAAGGTCGTGCCATGCCTTCTCAAGTTTGGTTTCGTTTTTATTGGCTGGCTCCAATAGTTCAAGTGGGCCTCTCCATGTAGCATCTACTGGCCTGTCAACAATGGCCGCTGCAATGTCATGCCTCTCATACTGGGCATAAAAGTCGGCAAAGGTAAGGTCTTTTGAGTAACCCAATGCCTGGTAAATATCCCTTTCGCCACCAAACTGCATACCTAATTTAGCGGCAAATGCAGCACGGCCTAATATTGCGTTGTAAGCACTGATCTCTGTCATAGCATCCTTACTGTTTTACCGCGACGGATAAGCGGTGTTATGGCATAACCTATTGCGTCAATGCAATGGTCGTTTTTCTTTAAAAGCTCCGGCAATACATCACCTGTCCTCTTGTCGGTCTTATATGAGTAAAGCCTCATCTCCTCTGCTGTATGTTTACAATCGGGGTGGATAATTATCTCCTCAAAATTACGCATGAACGCGACCCTGTCTTCTGGGCATCCGGGCCATTTCTCGGCATCAATAATATTAAACCCTTTTCGCTTCATATAACTGATTAACTCAGGGCGGGCGTTGTCGGCCCTTATCCTGTATTTTTTAGCATCGGGGACGCGTTCAAACAGGGCGGGTGTGTCGTCAACCTCGCATTGCACCTTGTATGCCTCGTTTCTTATATATAGCCTTCGGTCTTTTATGTACATCTTAATAACAGCCGTAGGGTCAACAGAAAAACCCCAGTCGGCACCTATCAGTGGGTCGCCAAACTTGTGATCCACCTCGAATGATTCAATCCTGTATTTATCTTTAAACACCTGCGCGTCTGAATGCGCCCTTACCTCTCCCAAATAAATATGCGCATAGGCCTCATAGTCTACACGCTTCAAATACTCGGCCTCATCCATAATTGTCTGAGGGCAGTCGGGGTTGTCTAAATAACTAACCTTTGCTAAATAACAGTTGTCGGGGGTGTTGACCACAAACCTCGTATAAACAGGGTCGTCAATTAAATCAGGATTAAATGTTATGTTTATTTCGCTGTTTTCCTTCCTTATCGTAGGGATCAAAATAGACCAGCTTCGATCTGAAACACTGTGCGCCTCCTCTACCCAACATATGTCAGCACCCTCAAGTGACTTAATGCTGTCAATGGTCATGTTATTAAGGCCCTTAAAAATAAACTCCGAGCCGTTTCTGCCGATGATAGTTGTGCGCTGTACGTCAAAGAACCATCTAAGCCCTAACATCTCTATTTGCGTTTCCAGGAGCCTGAGAACCGAGTCAGATATGGAGTTCTGTATTTCACGCGTGCAAAGTACCAGCTTCTTTTCTTGTGAAGCCTTAATGATTAAACTCCGGGCAACCTCCCATGATTTACGACCACCCCTGCCGCCATAAAAAACCTTGTACCTATTGTTGTAACCATCATGCGACGGCTTAAACAATGGTGCAAACGCCTGTATGGTGTCGATTTCGAGTTCAGCCATTAATGTTTACCTTAATGCTGTCTATCTTTTCCCCTCCGGTGGTGATGTCTGTTTGCTGCTTTCGGTCTGCCCAAGCCGTTGTTTGCCCAGCCAAACTAACATGGTTTTGTCTCCGGTCATTGCAACCTCCCATTGTTTTTCATGCAGCAGTTGATTACCTTTTTCCTTTTTTGTGGTTAAATATTGCGAAAAATCCGAAGTATTGTCTTCCTTAAACCTATTAACTAAAGTATCGTAATGCACACCTAAAGCCCCAGCAATTTGAGCACCATTAGCCCCTTTGATTGCCATTTCCTCAACCCTGCCCCAGTCTATGTCTATTTTGGTGCGTCCCATCTGTTTATAATTAGTCTAAACAAAGATACGAACAATTTTCCACATACGCAAATGTCCAGTAATTTCACTAACATACTGGACAAAAAAACGCCACTTTTTGCAATTACTGGCAAATAAAAACCC